TACACACCGCCGATATCTTCGGAAATGCAAGCAAAGCAGACTTAACTACTTCGATAATATTCATTTCGGTATACCTCCTGCCAGTTTGCATGCTCCACGTAAAATTACCGCTTTTTTGTCTTCTTTCATTCGTTCAAACCACATTTTCCCGGATTGCGGATGTTTATTGTGATACTGCAACGGCGTGTTTGTGAGCACTTTTTTCTCGCCTTGGCGTGCATAAGACGATCCGGTAATACTGGATACCATCAACATGCCATAATACAAGTATCGTGCATAGGGCGCAATCTGATGTATTTCTCCGCTGCCGATTACAGTACCGAGTGTAGCAGATTTTTGAAGCACTCCGTTTTGAAATGGTGTATACGGTTTCATATATCTGATGCATTCACTATCTACAAACCTTTGTGCGGATTGCAGTTTGGCTTGATGAATATCAGAAAATGATGGATTCCATTGTAAATTGAGACTTCCTACGCTCGCATTTTTCGGTTGTATAATTTTCATTTTGCCACCTACTTTGCAGATACTTCAATATGTGGTAATCCGCCGAACATATAATTATCAATGCTCATAACGGTAACAAAACTGTGTTCGGCATCAAACCGTCTTTTGCTCTCTGAAATCGTCTGTTGTGATGTATTATCAAATACAAAATCGCAGTTTCCTTTTACAAGCATATCTTTTGTAGGAGAGGACGGGATAGCATCATCCGAATATAAATATACCGTTGTGCTGTCTGCTGTTTGCAAGCCGCTTTTTAACACATTACCCGCTTTGTTCTCACGCCAATAAACTTCGCTGATAAAATGTCTGGTATAACCGCCTGTTGCCTTGTCATAGCGATACAATGTGCAATCTGCGTTTATTAACATTACCCGATCCCCCTATAAAGCAATCCGGTATCAGACAGCCACGCATATACCGAATCGCGAATAGATTGATTAATTGCTGATTTTCTCGTTTCCGAGCTTTCGTAAGATCGTGACCATCCGCCAACGCTTTCGGAAGATACTCCGGTTTCCGACGTGTGTTCATCAGAATACAAAATTTCGGCTATTTCACAGCAGCAGTTTTTTACCGCATCAGGTATATTGTTTTCGTCTATGTTTCCAAAGACATATCTTTTTATTTCCTGCGTTGCTTTTCGCGCATAAAAATCAAAGGCGGTAGCAATTACCGCCTCTTTACCGCACAAATACGTAGAATGATAAAATGTTTCATTTGCGTAATTCATACTACCGCCCTTTCTCATTATTGACTACTCTCCGGAGTTTCAAGAGATTCCACTCTTGTGTCAATTGCATCCATCAATACCAATATCCTTTTGAAATTTTCTTCAATCTCCAATTGAGTATCACAATCAAGCAATCTGTTGTCAGTCATTGCTTACACCTCACGATCAGGTTGTAGATTTATGCAGATAAATACCGGCAACTTTATTATCGTAAACATCGGCAATACCGACATTACGATAACCAAATTTCCATGCATCGGAATCTTGGTTCTGATCCGGAGTGATTACTTTCGGAGCAACGTGTTTTTCAAACTGAATCACTGCATCCTTATGGATCAGCATAAAGTTAATGTTTTTGGCTGTTGCACCTTTCGCATATCCGCCGGATGTTTCGCCTGACGTTGTACCGTCGTTTTGTTTAATCGTAGTATAGAAACGAGTTTGAGGTACTTGAACAACAGTCAAGCCAGAAAGCACCTCTCTGGATTTGCTGGTGTCCAAATCCTGTACCATACCATACAGAGTAGGAGTAATAAATAAATATCTTCCCTCAAGCGGTACTTCATCCTCGTTAAATTTGTTTACTGCTGCTCTGAGTGCAGAAACAACATCGGCACCGGAAGCAAGAGCAGCACCTGCAACCGTGGAAATACCGGTTTCACTTGCATAAGTAGCGAATCGGAATGCATCCAGTTCCGGAACTACTTTTGTACGAATAAATTCTCCTGCTAATCTACCGAATGCGATACCTGCGCTTTCTGCGTTGTCGAGATTGTCAACACTGAACATCCGACCGCGGTCAAAGTTACATGCTACTGTTTCGTTGGTCAGAGTAACGTCACCGCCGACATAACCGCCGTTTCTGCTGTAGTTTGCCAGCCCGTCCATGGACATTTTAGGAATAACAAGTTCATTTGCGTTTGCACCCTGACGCGCCAATTCAGCCGCGCCATCAAGTACAGAAGTGAGAGAAGCGTTTTTGTAAACTTCGTCAAGCAGCGTAACATACTGCTTAAATAATGTAATTGCATTTGCCATAATTAAATTACCTCATCTTTCTTTATTTTTGTTCTGCCGGCAAACCCATAGCCGTTCTCATTGCCGCCATCGGATCACCTGACAATATTGAATTTCCGGTATCTTTTACCGGATTTTTAAACGGCTCATTGGAAACAAACAGATAATCATTTTCACTTTTCACTGCTTCAAGAGCCTTTTTGATATCTTCCGCTTGATTTTTACTCGATTTCAAGCTTTCGATATCCAGCAATGCCTTGACCGCTTTTGTGTTTTTAGCACCGGCACCGGTTAAAGCCGATTCAATTGCATTGGTAAATTCAATATCAGCAAGCTTGCCCTGATATTCATTTTCCTTTGCTTCAAGATCGTTTGTCAGTTGAGTAATTTTCCCTTTCAGTTCATTTACATCAACCCCATCAAAGCTTTTTAGCGTTTCCTGTGCTGTTTCAAGCTGAGATTTATAATTATCTCGTTCCGCTTCAAGCTTTTTCTTTGTGTTTTCGATGTCTGAGCCGTTTTCAGTCATAATCTTATCGATTATTTCCTTTTCCAGACCCATTTCCTCTAAAAATTTTCTTTGCATACAAAATGCTCCTTTCCATTACGCTTTTTACGAGGTCGCTCTCATATTCAACGTAGTTTTACGACTTCGTTACGGTCTTTTTTGTATGAAAAAAGCACCTTGATTTCTCAAAGTGCTTAATCATCTCTTTGTTTTTGATATAACGCCGGAATTATTTTACTGCTCCGTTGTATTGGCATATTCCTTTGTAATACGCACCGCAATTTTCTTTTTCACAGTCCATCAATTTAAAAATTGTATGCGTTACGGTAGTTCCGTCTGTCAATACTTGATTTTCGTCAGACACTTGATTCCATACTTGTATCTGTGTTTCGGTTTTTCGGTTATACGGGCATTTCATCAGACTTTAACTCCCCAGCAGTTTTTCTTAAAAACCCGATTTCTGCTTCATACTCATTATCGTTAATCTCATCAAGTTTTTTGGTAGCTGACATGATTTGTCTGGCAAGCTCCAAAAACTCTTTTGTATGTTCAGTATCGCATTTGTCTTGTAACGCTTCCATTTTTTTGATTTGTTCTTCAAGTTTCTGTTTGTACATTAAGTACCATCTCCTTTTGGGCATAAAAATACCGCCGAGCATTCGCAGGGCGGTTTAGTTGATTTTATTGTACAATAAATTGATTTAATTCCCTTATCGTTAAATCCAATGGATCTATACCTTTTTCTTTGCAATACTGATTAATTTTTCTGTAATTATAGTGAACCTTGTCGTTTCCA